TGATCGTCGCATCTTTTTATCGAATCATCGTATCCGCTCAATGCGATGTTCTTTTTGTGCGGTCTTCATTTGGTGTTGGTGCCTGCTTCTTGCTTTTGCTTTAAAACGCGAAGCGTTTTATGCAGCGCATTCAAACGTTTTTTTTGTTTGATCTATTTGAGGGGCGTAAATGTTGTTTCTGGTCGGCTTGTCGAGTTTAGCCCCCCTGTCAACCCCCCTTCCCGTCACAAAATCCAATTCCGAAACGCGTAATAACCTAACAAATAAGCATCAAAAATGGGGGGTTGTTGCGAATCCGTCTCATCTGCGAATATCGAGTGACCGATTTTTGTCTCACTCGCGCAAACTAAGTCATTGGTTTTGCTGTGTTCCCTGACAAAACGGACGTTTTGCAATTGGATATGGTGATTTGTCCCTCGCTAAACGCAAGTGACTTTCATTGACAATATGATAAATGTCTCAAATTTGAGCATTGGTCAAATTATTTTGCAGCCATTTCGTTAAACGTCTTCGGTCAGCAGCTTCAACGCCTGATCGTACAGGGCGTCCCATGTGTGCCGGTGCGGTTTCCCCGGACGCCAGTTGCGGAGGTAATATTGCCACGCGCCCTCGCTGTCTCCGAGCTTCGGCAACGGTTTGGGGTCTGTCCACAACAGCAGGCGGGCGAAGCCGCAAGCCAGAACGTCATCTTCGGCCAGCGCTTCGTTGACCCGTTCCGCACGGGTGTCGCCGAGACGTGCCTGTGCCAGTGCGTGCGCTGTACGCCGGGTGCTCTTGTGGGTCAAGACTCCAAGGGTCCCCCCGAATCTCTCAAACTGCCAGAATCCCCGCGCGGGTCCTCTGATCTGTCGGCGGTGCCGGAACCTGGATTCCTGTAGACCGATGGTCAGCAGCAGGACGTTGGATTCGGGAGTGAAGGGAATGTCCGGCATCCAGTCTGCTGCTTGGGGGATGACGTGCTCAAGAACGGCTTGGGGGGTCAAAGGGGCGGGTGTGTTCACGGTGATATCCGGTAAGGGCCTCCACATCTCAAGCTGCGGGGCGTAGTGATGCAGGACGGGGAACCTGACCCCCTGCCACAAGCGGCCTGCCGGTGTCGGCCAGACAGCCGCGACAGGCGCTTGCGGGGGCGGTGCGGGTGTCGGTGCGGGAGAAGGGATACAGGCCGTCAGCAGAGCGTGCAGGACCAGGGAGGGACACCGACGCAACACGTCAATACCTCCTGTCGTCAAAGAGATGTACGGGCGCTCAAATCACATCAAGGTAGTTGTCGGGAATGGGGGAGCGCCCGGTGGCGGACTGGATGAACTCCCGGTATTGCTGGTCCAGCAATTCTTCCTGATAGCGGTCTTCCTCCTTGCTCACGTCGCGGGCCAGTTGGTCAGCCCAGAACTTCACCGCCATTGACAACGCTTCCAGCCGGTCCTCGTGGCGCAGTGCGCCCCGGTCGCGGGTAATGCGGGTCAGTTGGTAGAAAAGTTGATAGCGCTGGTCGGACTTCTGGTCAGCCCGCAGCACGGTGGCGTCCATGACCAGCCGGTGCTGGTTCAGGACAGGCTCCAATGTGTCGAGGATGCGGTTCTCTTTGGAGGTGCCAAAGTGCTTGACCTCCTCAATGGAACAGGGGTAAATCCTCGCCAGCACGCCGGAGAACAATTGTTGGAACATGCCATCGCCAAAGTTGGACTCAATGATGATGGTGTTGACCTGCTCGGCGCGGGCAATGTGGGCCAGGGTGTCCAGCGCTTCCCCGTCGTAGCCGCCTTTGGTGGCACCCGCCCTGCGACAGTGCATCATCCCCCGCAGCATGCCGATCACGGCATAGCCGGTTTCATCGCCACCCCGGCCAGACGGGTCAATCGCCATCACCTTCCCTGTGTAGGCTTCCATCTCGGGCGCGACGTACATCGGTCGGTACAGGCGGTCGCCGGTGAACCCCACAGACGGAATGTCGCCGACGATGTATTCCGGGCCGGAACTGTACACAACGCGGATGGGCGCGACTTCCCGGTCAATGTCCATCACGATCAGGTCCGCCAGTTTCAGCGGGTAGCGCTCGCTGTCGGACAGACTGGCATCGAGCATGAATTGCAGCATGAACCCGGAACGGCCATAACTGGCCTCACGCTCCATCAGGTCATCGTCAGTGAACCGGATGTCCTCGCAGTTCTGCCAGGCGAGCTTGGGATTGGCATCGAACGCATCGGCGATCAGCGGAGCCAGCCGGTCGCCGTAGACGGCGCGGTGCTTGCTGTCCTTGGGATACCGGGCGGGCCAGATGCGGATGCTGTAGCCGCGTTCAGGCAGCTTGTTGTACAGCGATTCCTCGGTCTGGGGGGTGCCCAGATAAACGATCTCACCGCCAGGCTTGAGCACCGCATCCAGTTCCTTGACAAGCTCGGCCAGCTTCTCCCGCTGCACCACCGTCTGCACGCCTTTGGGCGTTTCCACATCGTCGGCAATGATGGTGTCGGCGCGGGAACCGGTCAGTTGACCGGTAATGCCGACCGACTTCACCGAGGGGGATTGGTCGGGCAACGCAGGCCCTACATCAAAAGCCAGGTTCGAGGTGCGTTGTTCAGGCCGTGAACGCAGGTGGTGCAGTTCCGGCATGGTATCGATCAGGCGCTTTACAAACACGGAGAAAGCATCTGCCCGCTCCTTGCTCGCCGAGACCACCATGATCTTGTGCTGCGGGTCTTTCCACAGCAGCCAGCAGGCGTAGGCCGCCGTCAGCCACGATTTGCCCACACCCCGGTAGGCCATGATGACCCGGCGTCTGGGGCCGTTTTGCAAATACTCGCAGATGTCGTACTGGACAGGAGTGGGCGGCGGCAAGCCCAACTCCTTCCAGATGTACCAGGCAAAGTTCTTGAAGTTGGCGAAGGGGTGGCTGGACGTTGATGACGCCCTGGTCATCAATTCACCGTCATCTCGGCTGCCGGGTCAAACGGAAACTCGGCCACCTTGTCGGCCAGTTGGCCCAAGGGTGAACCAGGCACCGGAAGCGCATCGACGCCGTTGTCTTTGACAAACTGGCGGATGACGTTGAGTATCGCCGCCGCGCCCCGTTCAGCCGGATCCACGCTGTCCAGCGCTTCGATGAACACCTGCGCCAGCTTGTTGTGAATGACGCCGATGGTGTCAATGCTCGCTCGTTTCATTTTGAGGTCAGCCGGTTCAGCAGGGGTTCCAGGGCGGAGGAACCCATCGAGGTCAAAATGCACGCCACCGAGACCTGGCCAATAAAGGTAATCTCGGGCACGAAAATCACGATGGCCCCTGCGGCCAGTCCAAGAACGCCGGACAGGATGGCGCGCCCCACTACGACGCGCCAGGTCAAAGGCTCGGTGGACGCCAGCATCTTTGCCAGCGCCACCACCACGCCGACACCGGCCAGGGTGCCTGCGAGTTTGAGTTCAGATTGCATTACGGTTCCTCGTCAGATTGGACAGGGGCCATCAAAATCTCAAGCGCCCGCTCGGTGGTCAGCAAGCCGACCTGTTCCATATACATCACCCCGCTTTGGGTATTGACATCATCCAGATCCACAAACAGCGCCTTGCGCGCGCGCTCTTGAATCACCCGCAGCGCCGCGGCCTGCCCGCGTTGTTCAATGTCGGCGGTCGGGTCGTGCTGTGAGGCCAGATCAATCCCGATGCGCTCTTGCAAGCTGAACCTGTTCTCAAAGGCCAGATTGGAAATGATGCGCCGCGCGGCGGCGGGGGCACTGTCGGGGGGTGGCGTTTCAGTGTCCGGCTCGGGTGGTGCAAAGCCGGTGTCCCCGGAATACGTCCAGCCGATACTCGGGCGTTCGGCAAGCCCGGTAATGTCGATGCCTTCCGGCCAGCCGCTGTCATCGGTTTCAATGATGTTGTAGACCGTCTGGTCGTGGATGAGTGCGTAAATTTTCATGAATCATTCTTCCCATGTGACAATGCAAATGCCGGAGCCGCCAGTGCCAGCGCTGCCGTTCATGCTGTAAGCACTAGCGGCACCGCCACCCCCGGTATTGGCAATCCCATTGCTGGCGAGGGACGAAGCGACTGTTTTTAAAACACCTCCGCCCATCCCGCCCCCTCGGCCTTTCCAAACAGGGTCGTCGCTCCGGTAGCCCGACAGACTGCCTTCTCCCGCTGCGCTATCAGCGCCGTTCAAATCTCCTCTTTTTCCGCCGTGTGCGGACAGGAGCACGCCAAAGGACGTTGTGCCGCCGTTACTCCCAAAATTTCCCCCAGCGCCAATCGTGACCTGTACCGGTCCGGTAACGCGGACCATCCGGGTCACATCCATCCCTGAACCACCACCGCGCGATGATGAGCCGTAGTAGTACACCCCGCCACCACCACCCCCCACACAACGCACAGTCACCACGCCGCCTGCATCCAGCAATTTCTGTGAGGGGGTAAACGTGCCGGAGGTTTTGAACACCTGTTGCTGTTTGATCTTTCCGCTGTGCGCCCCTGACGGCGCAGGGGTGAGATAACGGCCCATTATTCATCCTCCTCAAAGCCGTGCACACGCACTGAAACCCCCGCACTGCTTGCGTATGCGAGGATGGTTTCTCCCGCCGACATGACAAGACCTGTCCGCTCAAGCACGCCGTGTGCGGGAATGGGGGCGTCACATTCGAGATAATCCGCATCGGTCAGTACGCCGTCGTGGAAGGCAATGCTGGCGGACACGGGGGTGTCTGTACGGTTGCACAGGTTGATGTTGACCGTCGCCAGCCTGGCGGCGGGCACGGTGTAAAGATCGGTGTTGGTATCGGCCTCAAGATCGGCTCTGCCGAGTAACCCGGACATATTGATTCCTAAAGTTGATTGAAGAAAAAACGTTGTGTGCGTTTGGGCGCAGACAGCGTGTGCAGTCCGCTAATGTCCGCAGCGTCGTGCGTGTGTGCGGCGGCTGGAAACGTGGCGGGCTTGTCGGTGACATCACCCCATGCGGGTACGTAAGTGCTGGACAGTTTCCCTTCCAGCGCGGTTTGCAGTCCATTGATGGCTGTAATCGCCAGCGTTGGAATCCGCTCTACGTCGAACGTGCCACTGGCAATATCCTCCGCACCCAACACCACCACACCTGTGCGCCCGGCCACAGACACGACGTTTCCAGCATGGGTCACAATATCGTGTGCTTGATTGACGTAATCCTGGGCGGCATCGCAGGCCGCTTCTGCGCCGGAGCGCGCTGTGGCGGCGGTACTTGCAAATGCGGCGGCAGATGTGGCTGCGCTTGAAGCACTCCCGGCAAAGCCCGCCGCGTCCGTTGCGAATGCCTGGGCAGCCTGCATGGCCGTGGTGGCCTCGCCTGCTGCGGTCACTGCCGTTCCCACATCGAGGACAATCCCTTCCACCGAGGCCGCCGCCGCCTGGGCGCTGCTGGCCGAGGCTTCCGCCGCCGAGGCAAGGCCGGTCACGGTCGAACTGATGTCCGTGACCTGCGCGACCGCGCCGGTCAGTGCATCGGTCAACGCGGTGACGTTCAATTGCAACTGCGGAAATGACGGCAACTCGTGATTGTGGCCCAGACCATCGCTCACCATCACCGTGCCGCTTGGCTGTGAAAGCAACGCGGTGATCTGATTCGCATTCGTGTTCCAGCGGTTGACAGCCTTCGATATTTCAGCCGCAAGTGCGGAATTGGATAAATAACCAGGGGTGCTCATAGAATTTCCATTGGGTTAGCGCAGACCGACCATCGAGCCGTAGACACGCACCACGTAGGCGCTCAACCCGGTATTGGAGGCGTAGGCCCGTGCGTAGGAGGAAGTCGCCCGGATGCGGTACGTGCGGGGGCCGTTCACAGGCATCAACACGCCGCTGAACAGGATGGTTTTTTCCATCACCGGACGGGTGTTGTCACTCCCGCTCCACGCCAGGTGCACATAAGGCCCCGTCCGCGTCAAGGCCGGTTGCCATGCGCCCCCTTCAAACACTTCAAGGTAAAGCGACACAACCGCTGTCAGCGTCTGCATTTCCACGACCACATCCAGATAGGGCGTGTGGTCATCACCAATCGACTTGGGGGCAGGCAAGGTAAATTGCACCAGCGTGGGGGTATGGCCGGTACCGGCATTCCTGCCATCGGTGACGTGATAGGTCTGGGCCATCCCCGACCAATGAATCCAGACCCGCTCCTGAAACTGCCCGACAATATTCTGGGCGTTGATCTTGCCTTTGAACATGGCATTGCCCTGGCGGTCAATCCACATCACTGCGTTATCACTGCTCTTGACACCGGTACCAATCCACAACGGCCAATGGCCAAGATTGGACATCTCCGCGCGAAATTCCATCGGGTTGACGACCTGTCCCTGTGCATCAAGGGTGTGGGTTTTGAAGGTGCCGCCATTGAGCGTACCCGCATTGGCGGTGATCGCCGACAAGGTATTGGTGGTGATCTTGTCGGCAGTAATACTGCCGTCCACCAATAACTGCCCGGTAATGCCCACCGTTGATACGCCGCCCACTGTGCCCACCACAAAGGGGTATTTCAGTTGTGTGATGCTGCCGTTGTAGTTAGGCTGGACAATCGCCACCCGGTTTGCCATGAAGATAATATCGCTGCCCTGCCCATCCACCGCCGACAAGCCGATTCCGGCCACCACAGGTTCCCCGCCAATGGTCCCGGCGTTGATCTTGAACGTATACGTAGCCGACCACGCCGCATCCATCCCGGCAATCTTCCCCGCCTGCACGTTGAACTGCTGATGCAGGGCGGCAAAGTGGGTCCCTTTGAAGGCTTCCACCTGGGTGCTGGCGATGGTCTGCGCCTGCTCTGCGTTGACCTTGGTATTGACCTGCTGCTGGACCGCGCCGATGCTGTCATCCACCTGCGCCAGTATCAGCTCCTTTTGCTCGACACGGGCTTCCCCGGCGCTGGTTTCCACCTCGGTGATGCGCTCGTTCAGCGCGGTATTCAACGCATCGTCAGCGTCGGTGAATTGGGTGATGAGCGTTTGCCTGGTGGTCGCCAGTGCAGTTTCCGCGTTGGTTTCGACGGTATCAATGCGGGCGTTGATGGCGAGCCTGGCCACCTCCCCCTCTTCCACGATCTGCGCGTGTAGGGCGGTCAGCGCTTCCACACGGGCACTGACTTCATCGGCGATGGCCTTGTTGATCTGCTGGTACTGCGCCTGCATGCTGGCATCGGCAGTGTCCATCCTGGCGAACAGTTCGGTGATCTGCTCGGCGATGACCTGGTGCAGGGACACCAACAAGGTGATTTCGGTCTCCGCCTTGCTGATCTTGTGGCCGTGATCGCGGCTGATGCCCGCCAGTTCCATCTCGCGCAGGATGTTTTCAATGATGGTCTCGGCGTTGAGGCCAATCAGATCAATCTCCTTGAGCAGTTCCTGCATCGCCTGCGAGCGCATGATCTCTTCGATGATGGTCTTGATGTCGTCGATTGCGCCGCCTGTACCGCTCCCTGGCGGGCCTCCGGGCAGACCACCGACGCCACCCTCGCCGTATTCCAGACGTTCCTGATGGGCAAACAGAAGCTGCTGAAAGCCCTGTTTCAAATCCCGTGCGGGCAGCCTGGCACCGTCACGGTGTTTGACAAACAAATCATCAATCGGGGTGAACCGGCGCAAGGTGACGGGGAACGGTGCGGCGACCAGCCCGGCCTGAGCGGCGATCTCGACGGTCGTCCCGTCAATCCACGCCAGCGCCACGCTGCGGGTGCCGACAAAGGCGCGCACGTGCTCACGCGCGAGATACTCAAAAGGCACGTGGTAGCGCTCGCCATCCTGTGCCTGGTCGTAGGCGATAAATGAAAGGCCGCGGGAGTGTTCGATCATCTCGTGCAGATTCCAATAGAAAAGCGCCCCGAAGGGCGCTTGTGGGGGATTACTTTCTGTTGGTCCCGTCCGGCTTGTCCGGGAAACCGGCGTCAATGCCAGCCTCGGCAATATTGCGCACGCCGGTGAGATTGCTGAACCACCAGATGCGCCAGAAATCCAGCATCTGCTGCTCGGTCACGTGTTCATCGGCATCCAGCCACGAGCCAATCATGTCAGTGGACGACCACGCTTTGTTAATCAAATCCATTGTCGGGATGCCCATGACGCCGTTCTGCAATCCGGTGGAGCGATTGCCTTGAAAAACCGGGTCTTTGTGTAGTACGTCAAACACGACAAAATCCGTCACGGCAGGAATGAAGCTGGCCCAACTGGACTGCGCCACGCCGTTCTTGACGAAGTTCTCCGTCGTCAATAACCGCTCGCGCTGTTCCTGATTGCCGATGGTATTGAGGTATGCACGCGAGGCCCATCCGATTCCGGCAAAGGCGGTTGACAACACCAGCATCTGATACGTCCGCCAGTCGTTGTAATGGTGAACCGAGTTCAGAAAGTGCCGGGTATAGCTGTTGAACATGAAGGTTCGAAATTGCAGGACGATTCGCCCGGTGACGCTGTGCATCAAGCCGATGGAATCCGCCGCGTCCGCTTCCAGCACCTGGTGCCGGGTGGCGCGGTACATGAACGCAGATAACCGCTCACGGGTTTCCAGAGGCAGTGCCTGGGGGTTGATGTCCTCGATCTTCTGAACGGTTTTGAGGTAATCAAAGACCTGTTTCTGCCCGGCTTCATCAAGGCCCCATGTCCGCAAGCGGTCAACATCGGCCTGTTTGAGGGTCCTGGCCTTTGCCATCTCCATCATCCGCAGCAGCGTTGCGCGCCCTGCCACCCGTTGCAGGATGGCCGTAATCGGGGCCATGCCAGACAATACGGAGGTGACGTGGTTGGCCGCGTTCAGGGCATTATCGAGGTGGTGCGCCCCTTTGAAATTGAACGTGGGTTGATACATCGCCCCATCTTCATCCAGGCGCAGGAACGGCGGATTGCGGATCAGGTCTGTTCCCGGTGCAAACAACTGTTCCATCACCTGCGCTTCCTTGCTGGTCAAGGTGCCGTCGCGTCCGCGCTTGAGCAT